GTGTCACCAGTCATACTATCTACCTAATTGTCGGAAGGACGGCGCGGCCCTGATTGCCCCCCTGTCCGAACCCCGAACGCCGCCAGCTCTCAGCGGAATTGATACAAAGCCATGCAACGGCAGTAGAGAGAGGTTCCTTCCTAGCGGACGGTTTGACCGGGTTTCCACACCGACAGTCAATCATCCCCACAAAGAGAGGCCTTCCCACCAAACGGGTTAGCACCACTGATGCTTATGTGATCGTCTTAAAACGGGGTCTTCTGGTATCGGCACTGTCGGATGGTTCAGCGTTGCGCTGGCTAGACAGTTTAGAGAACAGCAAAGGTGGTAAATGAAAGTGGCCCTTCATTGGGCCTCTATCTCAAGCAGTCCTGTTGGACTGTTTCACATAGAAACCTTTCACAGGAGAACGAGATGAACATAATGGATCAAGAATTTGAAGAGTGGCTAGAAAACGACTGGTTTACATCCGGCGAAACGTCTTGGGAAGAATACTACAATGGCGAGCTTGATGAAGCCCAAGTAGCACAGGAAAACTTATAAGGAGAACCAGATGAACATCACAGTCAAAGTCACAAACAATTATGGCAGCAAAGCCGTGTACCCAATGTGCAGAGCGGCGAAAATGTTCGCGATGATAGCGGGGACAGTGACACTGACACCCCCGACAATCGCCCTGATCAAGCAGCTTGGGTATGAAGTCCAAGTCGCACAAGAAACCTTATAAGGAGAACATCATGTACTTTGACAACGCTATCGCGATCTATCGCCAGCGCCTCGCAGCCGAGGTTGATGGTGATCAATACCTTGCAGAGCGCCTTCGTGAGAAATTCCAATGGGCCTGCCGCCAGCATGTGAAGCACACTGGCTCACCTTACCTCAGCACAGTGTATGCGGCAATTGATGCCGCTGCGTGATCCCAACAGTGCAGCCTACGGGCTGCATCATTGGCCTCATGTAAACAAAGGAGAACATCATGGCTTCTATCAACGCAACACACAAAATCAACACCGTTGGGATCACAGTCAAAACTGTGGTCATCGCGGACGATGGCGAGTGCGTTCTGCGCGTCCGCTGCAACGCCTCAAGCCCCTTCATCTGGACAGTGTCCTTCACCGATTACGATGGCTCTTACTATCGTTGGAAAACAGATGAACTGCCGGGGATACTCAACGATGAGTACAATGCAGAAAACATCATGCATGTAGCGCGAATAGCGACAGCCTGTGTCAAGAATGGTCACGGCTGGGCGAAGGGCGGACGCATCATCCAGAGCGGCTTCGACACCTCAAGTGAGGCGCAGTCAACACTGGCATCGTGATCTTAACTGTGCAGCCTACGGGCTGCATTATTAACTTCATGAGGAGAGACTACCATGGCAACCTTTACAATTCACCAGCGCAAACTGGGCAAAGAGAAGTCTATTCAGATCAATGCTGACAGCAGCTCTGACATGGCGAACACCTACTTCCGCATGGGTCTGGTACGCCGTGACAATGTTGAGGAGCTTGTCGCTGCCACATTCGATCATGACATCTACCGCATGACCACCTGCCTGCAGGTTGTTTCGGATCATGCCCTGACCGTGATATTCGAACACATGAACGGCTACACTTGTGACGATGTTCACAATGAAATCCAACTGATGCCGCGTCCAAGCATGTCAGTCGGTGACATCGTGACCAACACTCAGTGCGGGACATCATGGGTATGCATGCCATGCGGCTGGCACGAACTGGGGATGCAAATAGAAACCAAGCTAGCCGCCTAGTTAACGTGATACTTTGAATGATCCCGGTGCGCCGGGGTCATTGAAGGCATCATGCCTACAACGCAAACGTCAGCCAAAAGGATGAACAGATGACAACTGCAAAACAATTTATGATTTCCGACAGCTCAATCAATGTGGTCTATCAGGCCGAGCAAGAGATAGGAACCCTCAAAGGTCAGAACCGCGAAAACAATGACGCGGCAAACAGCCAGAAGATGACAGCCTACGGTGAGGTCATCGCCTCTATCGCTCAGGTCAAGCTGGTCAAAGGCAACCTGCCACGCTCTGTTTCAAAGACGCTGCGCAAGGCATTGCTTGAGGAAGCTGGCCTCAAAGATGCTACCGTCAAACGGTATGTCGAGAACGGTGTTGGTGCCGTCCGCCTGATCAAAGAAAAGATCGGTGACATCCCATCGCAGTACACTGGCTCTGCCGTTGTTGCTGACCTCGTCGCCATGGATATCGACAGCGAGAACAAGCTGGCGAAAGCTATCAAGGGTGAGGGCGAGAAGTCCAAGGCTCAGATGCTGGCAGAGAAGGTTGTCGGCAAGTTCTCAAACAAGAAAGATGAGAACGGCAAGATGGTTCAGGGTGATGTCTTTCGGGATGGCCTTGATGATGAGGAGCTTGATGAGTTCCAGAACGTCATGCGTGAGTTAATGGCTGCGCGTAAAGCCTACCGCGACACGGCTGCGGCTAAGGCTGCGGCTGACAGCGCGGCTGTCGAGAACGACACTGTTGATGCCTGTGTGGTTGAGATGATGGATGCTCTGGGTATCGCGTCATGAGCTATCGCAAGTTGAAGCGGTTGGAGAGACGCTGGGCGTTCTTGGAAGGTGTGGCCTCTGGCCTCGCCTTCTCAGCCTTCGCAGTGGGCATGATGATATTCATGCTGGCATGGTGATATTTTTTGGAGAACAACTATGAACATCGAAGAAGACGTTAAAAATTACTATCAGAGAACAAATATGAACATGATCGAAGAAGCCGTTAAAAAATACTATGGCGAACGCTGCCCTGACCGCGATGCCGATTGTATAATATGTCAAGCGTGGGAAGAGTTTGACACGATTAAGCATGACTTGGGCCGGTACACTCATCTGATCAATCGCTATCCCGCCTTGCACAAACCTAAATGATGGTGAGCTTTGTTGGACGGCCTTTCGGGGCCGTCACGCTAAGTTCAATTGAACTTTTTTGAAGGAGTGAGAAATGAATATAGTGATAAGCCATATCACCGCTCATGGAAAAACGTACCAGCGGTGTGAGTTCGAGACCTTCGCTGATTTGGAACAGTATTTCGTGAAAGAGATACTGGGCCGGACTGATCGGCGGTCAAAGGTGATCGGCAAGGTATTGATCTGGGCCAATGAGGAGCGGTCATCATGAAAACATACTACGTCACAATCGAAGGCTTGGTTTCCAGAGTGTCGAAGGTCGATACTGATGGGCTGGCTGACGCCATCAAACAGGCCAAGAAAGAGTTCATGTCACAACCCGGCGCACTGAACGCCGTGTTCGTTTCTATAAATGAGGAGACTTCCAAATGAAAACATATACATATCACACCGACAACGGTCACGGCTGGCTGCAAGTGCCATACGCTGACTTCCGTCTCGCTGGCATGACCACTGATCAGGTGAAAGATTACAGCTACGCAACTGTCGAGGGGGACACCTACATCCCCACGCTGTACCTCGAAGAGGATTGTCACATGTCAATGTTCTTGGATGCTCTCGCAGCTAAGGGAATTGATTTCGATATTGTTGAAAAGCACCACACTGGTGACGCTTACATTCGTGAGCTTGGGAGGGTTTCGTAATGGACGAAGAAGAAATGATCACAGAGCTTTCAGCTATGGCTGAATGGAATAATTTCGCAGCATCGCTGGTCATGCAGTACAGATCGAAGGGTGATCTGTCGCAGAAGCAATGGGACGCTGCCGAGCGTACTATCCTGAACGTCCAAGCAAAGGCTCTGTTCAGAAAAGAGATGTCGCGCACCGTGGATGTGTCGCGGATCAAAGACCTTCTAGAGACAGCCAAGGTCAAGAAGCCTGTCTTTCGGGCGGCAGAGCTGGCCTTCTCGCTGGCACCCCTGAACGGCAAGAATGCTGGTGCCGTCTACGTTAAACGTGGGCCAGATTATCAAGGCAAGATCATGGACGGTCAGTTCATCCCTGTCAGTAGCTGCCAGAGCGACACAGCGGACGCTGTGGTGCGGGTAGCAAGTGATCCTAGGGGTCAGGCAGTGCAGCATGGTCGCGAGACCGGGCGTTGCTCCTGTTGCGGCAGAGAGCTGACTGATCCTGTATCAATAGAGATGGGGATTGGCCCTGTCTGCGTAGCGAATTGGGGACTGTGATGAGTAAGATGGGAAACTACGTTGTCGGATTGCAGGAAGGTGATGATGACTACATCGAAGCCTACAAGAAAAGAATACTTAAACTGTATGATGACAAGAGTGTGGCTGAGTTAGATCAGATGATACTAGCTCTGCGGAAAAGATACGACGAAGCGGTGAGACGCAGGACAGAGACGGGCCTGCGATCATACAATGATGAGATCGAAACTGCATCGATCCAAATCAATAATATAAAAAATGTAATATCTGTCAGACAGATTGGAGAGAAATCATGAAACTAACACAAGCGAAAGCTATCTGCGAAGCAGCTATCGACTTTGCAATGAACACAAAGAACGGGCGTGATGCCCAGTACGTTGTGCCATACCTCGTGTCGGGCGCTGGGATCGGCAAGACCACCTTGGTCAAAGACATCGCCGCGTCCAAGGGCATTGGCTGCGAGATACTTTCACTCGCCCAGTATGATGCTGGTGAGCTAGGTGGTTGGGCTGTGCCATCAGATGATGGCGAGACCATGGTGCGCAAACGTCCTGACTGGATGCCGACTGATGGCAAGGGCATCTTGTTCTTGGATGAGCTGCCACAGGCTCCCGTGTCCAATCAGAACATTGCAGCTCAGATCACAAACGAGCGGCGTGTTGGGCCTCATCACCTGCCAGAGGGATGGGTCATCGTTGCCGCTGGTAACCGCATGTCTGATCGTGCTGGCACCAACGGGATGCCATCTCACCTGAAAGACAGGTTGATGTTCCTAGAGATCGAGGCGGACATGGAAGATACCATCGCTTATTACTACAGCAAGCGTATCGATGAGCGCGTGTCAGCATTCCTACGCTTCCGCCCTGAGTGGTTGCATAAGTTTGATCGTGACGCAGATGCATGCCCGTCACCTAGATCATGGGAACGAGTGGCATCGATCATGTCATGGGGTCTTGATCCAGTGAACCAGCTAGAAGCTATCGCTGGTCAGGTTGGACGTGCTGCGACAGCCGACTTCACAGGGTTCCTGATGATGTATGACAGTGTGCCAGACATTGACGGCCTGATTGCTGCGCCTGATGCAGCGGACATCCCAGACAATCCGGCTGTCCTGTATGCCGTATGCGCTGCGATCTCAGCGAGGATGAACCCAAAGAACGCTGGCAACGTGATCAAGTATCTTGACCGCTTGCCCCAGCAAGAGTTCGCGGCGTTCGTCATCAAGGATGGCGTCAATCGCCACAAGGAACTGAAGCAGTCGCAGGATGTCCGCAGTTGGATCATGCGTCAGGGCAAGAACCTGATCCTGTAACCCATAATCGTGGGCGGTTTTGGGTAGCAAACGTACCTAAATCAAATTCGTTGCTCTTTTTTTGACGAGTGAACGGCGTAACCCATTGCACATAATGGGTTATTTAAAAAATAACTAGTCGGGTAATGGGAGACCCCATGTCACGTTGATCGGATGTTGATATGTTGAACTTTTCCATCGGGGGAAAGTCGCCCATTTTAAAAACAGGATGTAGTTCTATTGAACTTTTTTGGAGAAATAGCATGGAAGAACAGATGAAGGTTTCTCGTGCCATCACGAGACTGGTAGTGAAGCACCCATTCTTTGGGTCAATTTCCCTGTCACTGAATGTCTCACCTGATGAGAGCATTCCGACTATGTGTACTGACGGCAAGTCAATACGATGGAACCCATCCTTTGTTGATCAGATGGATCAGGAAGAGACAGTCGGTGTCATGGCACACGAGGTCTTGCATGTCACGTTCAAGCACATGATGCGGCGCGGTGAGCGTGACCCTGAGCTTTGGAATATCGCCTGTGATCTGGCGATCAATCCGATACTGATCGAAGGTGGTTTCGTATTGCCAGAGGGTGCGCTGAATGAGCCAGAGTACAATGGGCTGAGTGCAGAGACCATCTACAGCAGACTGCCAGAGGATGCCAAAGAAAAGTATGGCAGCGGTGCTGGGTTTGGTGAGGTCACTGATGTGTCTGACGGCAACGGTAAGCCCCTCTCAGAGGCGGAAGCCAAGCAGATGGAAGCGGACATCGACAGCAAGGTTATGATGGCTGCAGCCGGAGCTAAGGCAGTGGGCAATCTGCCCGGTGCAATCAAGTCTCTGATCGAGGAGATGAAGCGCAGCCAAGTGGACTGGCGTGACAGCATGCGTAGGTTTGTCGGGGGCGATCAGCCAGATGACTACAGCATGCGCAAGCCGCATCGCAAGATGTATCACGCATCTAGGATTGTCGCTCCATCCATACAAAAGATTGGTGCCGGGGACGTTGTGATCGGCATCGATACAAGCGGTTCTGTTTCGAACGGTGAGCTGTCTTATTTCTTGGGTGAGGTGAACGCAATCAGTGCGGACATCAAGCCCCGGTCAGTAACAGTAATCACATGTGATGCTGTGATCCAGACTGTAAGGCGTTACGAACAGGGTGAGGAGATCGAGAAGATCGAGGTCAATGGTCGAGGTGGGACAGAAGTCCGCCCGGTATTCGACTACATCGAAAAAAATAATATCAATGTGGATAACATGGTGTATTTTTCAGACATGTGTATATTCGATTACCCGGATCAACCGCATTACCCAACGATGTGGGTATCATCTTATTCACGAGGTGAGCCAGCCCCATTTGGGGAGACAGTATATCTTAAAAACTTAGGGGAGTAATGATATGGACTTGGATAGAGTGAAACAACTTATGCAGCAGGGAGTTAGTTACGAGAAGGCATACGGTTTCTGTATGCTGCAAAAGGCTAGGGCGGAAAACCAAATACCCAACCACAAAGTTCAAGAGGCACGAAGGAGCAGTGCTAATTTCGGAGCTTTGCGTACCAGCACTGGCGCTTCAGACAACCCAGAGATTGTTAAGAAAATAGATATGTTCTTACAAGGCAAGATACATCAGAAGGACATAGCTAAATTGCTGAAGATCAGCCAGTACACCGTTTCTAAAATAAAGAAGCGGCATAACCTACCTACAAAAAGTTGAATGATGAATAAAGAAAACGCGAAGCTGCAAAGCAAGATAGCTATTCAGCGCACTGAGATTGCAAGGTTAACCCAGAAGTTAGAGAGGTTAACTAAAGAAAAAGCCGAGTTACTACGGGATATAAAGTGGATGAGAGGAGAACGTAATGAGTAAAGATGACATGGAAAAGATTTTGGATGAGGCATTCCGAAAAGTGTTTGGAGGTAATCGGTGATGGAATTTTTTACTGCACTGTTAATCTATTATCCGCTTCAGGATATGGATATGCGAGGTGAGATTTGGTTTGAGAACTACGCTAAGTGTGAGCAGGTTCTTAGGTCTGATGCGCTGCTTGTTATCTACGACAACCCAAAAGATGTTCACATGAACTGCACTCAATCAGATCAAGCGAGTTCGTCCATACGCCCAAGGGCAAGACCGGAGGGTTTGAGTGATGGGTGATGAGGCACTGAACCTACAGCAAAAGGCAGAACTTACCTTCCTCAGAAACGAGGTGAACAAGCGAGAGTTCGAGGCCAACCTAGTTGTCCCGCACCCTAACGTACAACAAGACCTTCAACGTGCCAGAAATGAGTTGCGTGAATACACAAGCAAACTCAGGATGCAGGGCATAAACATATAAGGAGTAAAACCATGACGAACATGACGCGAGGTCAGATACTAGACAAAGCCAAACAGTATGTGACGGAAGACAGGGCATCTGATCACGGTAATATGGAGGATAACTTTGAAACCATAGGTGCTTACTGGTCGATACATTTGGGCGTCCATGTGAGTGCCGTAGATGTGTCAGTCATGATGTCCCTGTTAAAAGCAGCCAGAATAAAATCAAACCCAGAGCATATAGATAATTGGGTAGATGGATGCGGTTACTACAGTTGTGGTGGAGAACTTGCCACTAGGAAATAAAAAATGGAGTGAAGAACATGGAAGTGCAATTAAGAAACTACCTTAGAATAAAACAACTCAAAGCAAACATAAAAGTATTTTTGACGGTGAACGGCTTCTCGCCTGAAGAGAGAAAAAAGATATCAGAAAATCCTCATCAGTATCAATGGAAGGGTTTTGAATATGAAGACGCGCCATTCGGATTAAGAATTCTACCAGAGGGTCAAATGAGATTGGCTGCTAAATACGGTGGTGGCTTATTTATTTCCTTGCATACCATCAAGGAAAGGATGAAGTCCGGCAACATACAAAAAACTGTTACAGATAAAGCCATGGAAGCGACAGAGCTGTATGCATCAACAGAGCTGAAGCGCGCGTTCCCATCCATGTTTTGGTACGTCACGTCAAGCCTTGGCGGTGGGGTGTCCGCTAATCTACAAAGGTCTTACATGTCAGATGTCGATGTTCATCTGCCAGCCACATGGGCAAAGAAGATTTATGATAAAGGCATCGCACTAGTAAGGGCTGGTGATGGCATGCGGTTCATCATGAACTCTCAAGAGCGTAAATTATCTCGCATTAACGATGATGGCATCAGGGTTTGGTCAGTCGTAGCAATGAAGGTCAAAGGCAAGAAACCAGATATCGAAGCTGGTTGGGTAATGAGGTACGAAACCTCAGATGGTGCCATACTATCTTATCAAAAAGAATTCTCCCGTTGCGAAAGTTTGCTACGCAGAAGAATAAAGGATACTGTAATGAAAGAGTTGATGAATTGAGCGATCTAAAAAACGATGTGGGTTCAGACATGGATGATAAATTAGGTCACGAAGAGATACTAAAAATCTTATCGTCCATGCCTGAACAGGCATCCCCTCATGAGGTTACCGCGTTAATCACAAACATCATTCTTGCATACAACCTTCAAGGCGAGTGGTATATGATAGCTCACATGACCCATGACACACTAAATGAAATAGCCAACATGAATGGATACAGTACTATTCATTAAAAAAAAGACCACCCGAAGGTGGCCTAAAGTTCAGAGTGGAGAACATTGCATTCTAAAGCCATGTGCGAACATATAGAAGCGGAGCAATGTACTGGCACAAGATGTAGCATCACCACAAATAACCGTCAACATCAGAATGGATATTCATCATCCACTTCAGTGTATGGGGTTGGTGCATCCAGTATGGGATCGGGGACATACTTCTTATAGGTCGATGTCGGAACATCAAACTCAAGGTTGGTATCACCTTGCTTGCCTATCCAAGAGAACCGACACTTCCACACATGAACCTCAGAGACCCTAGACCCTGATGGGTTTGGTCTGTGAACCGTTAGGCCAACGTCAGCCTTTGCGAACCAAGCCGCACTCCCTGATATGTCATACCCCTTTGGTGCTGGCACCTTGCCAGTGTGATCCCGCATCATCTTGGTGGGATGCGCAACAAACCAGAGGTGTATGCCATGGGACTGAGCAAACACACGAAGCCTAGTCAGAACTTCTGATATCCAATCAGTCTCGCTTATGTCTCCATTCTTTTGAATGTAATTGTAAGGGTCTATGATAGCGCCCCTGATGCCATGCCGCATCACGGCAACCCGCAACCTTTCGATGATGCTTTCAACAGAGGATAGCGATCCGTCAGCTTGGTAAAGAAAAGAAAAGTGCGATTGAACAAAATCCTTACCGACAGTCAGCTCGTCCTCGGTCATCCTCTCTGTTGCACCTTTAAAGAATGGCTTGCGTGTGTACTTGCTTATCAACTTTGCGATGTGAATGCGTGGCTCATTTTCAAACGAACAGATTGCAAACTTCCATCCAATGTTCTGTGCCATGTTCACCATGATCTGATCTATGAACTCTGACTTACCTGATGATGGATGTCCCGTCACAACAGTGAGCTGACCTGTGACAATGGTGTATAGTTCATCGACATTGTCGTACCCAGTACTCTCGCCCCGGCCCATACCTTTTTCGTAGATGTCATCTATCTCTTCATAGAAATGGGATGCATCAAATAAGCCTGCGATGGGCCATGCCTTTGCGCCGACGATGATTTCATCAACAGCTTCCTTGCCATGCTTCATCAATACATCATTGGCATCCTTGCAACCCTCTGGGTACTCAACCTTGAAGCACCTGTCCTTCCCTATACGCCTAGCAATTTCCTCTGATGTGGCCTGACCCGCTTCATCATTATCGAGTGCCACTATCACCCGAGATGCCGACTTTATTTTCTTCTCAGCAGCCCATAAGAACTTGAATTTGTTATCATCTTTAGGGTCTATGGCACCGTTAGTAATCTTGTTTACTGCACCATTTGGTATGGATACTACACTCTCGTATCCTGTTTCCATGTAGGCCAGCGCGTCCATCTCCCCCTCACAAATTATGAGATCGTCGTTGCGCTGAACCGCTTCAATGTTGAAGAAGGTTTGAGGCGCACCGTTGCAGATGAACGCTTTGGCTTCAATCGATCTGACTTTGTATGCGTACTCTTGTCCCTTGTTGGTGTAGGGGAACATGATGCTCTCTGTCTCTTTTCCGACAGGCTGCATCCATGATTTGGTTGATACTAATCCAGCCTTCAGTGCCGTGGCTTCGCTGATACCTCGGCTACTCAACCAAGCTATTGCAGCTCCT